AGAAAAGATAAAATTAAGCAGAGCCGTGGGATCTAGCGCAGCTATAAACATAGATAGCGGCAACAGTTACACCGTCGTACTGGAACAAGACGGCGTGGTAAACGAGGTAAAAGTCAACGGCGGCAGCGATTCAACCATCGTTATTAGACAGGGGAATGGTTAATCGGTATTATTTGTGCATAGTTGAGAGGAACGTTTTATGCCTTTACAAAAGACTACATTCAACCCCGGAATCAATAGAGAAGGGACAGCTTATGATAACGAAGGCGGGTGGTTTGATTGTAATTTAGTTAGGTTCCGTGCAGGTAGACCAGAGAAGTTCGGCGGTTGGTCTAAGCTGCTTTCTGCTACTTATGAAGGCACAGCTAGAGCACTGCACAATTTTATATCTTTAGCGGGTACTAAATACTTAGGTGTGGGCACGCATTTAAAGTATTACATAGTAGAAAACAACGATGCTTTTAATGACGTAACGCCTATAAGAAATACTACAGGCAACAACGAAATAGCTTTTTCTGCATCAAACGGCTCTTCTACTCTTACGATTACCGATACCAGTCATGGAGCAGTGCAAAATGATTTTGTTACTTTTTCTGGCGCAGTTTCGTTAGGCGGCAACATCACCGCTGCTGTTCTTAATCAAGAATATCAAATAGCCACCGTAACAGACGGTAACACATACACAGTCACCGCTAAAGACACTAGCGGCAGTACAGTAACGGCAAACGGCAGTGATACAGGTAACGGACAAGGCACTGTTGTAGGAGCGTATCAAATCAATACAGGACTAGATGCCTACGTATCATCAACAGGTTGGGGAGCAAACAGTTGGGGGTCTAGCGGTTGGGGATCAACTACGCCTTTGTCTGCTGCAAACCAATTAAGAATTTACACTCACGATAACTACGGAGAAGATTTAATCTTTAACGTTAGAGCGGGCGGTATTTATCGTTGGATAGAAAACAACGGCACAGGGACAAGAGCGACAGCTCTATCTGACGCTACTGGAGCTAATCAAGTGCCTACAGCTGCATTACAAGTTTTAACTTCTGAAACAGATAGACACTTAATAGTCTTAGGAGCGGATCCACTTAACACCAGTAACGTTAGAACAGGATCGGTTGATCCTATGTTGATAGCGTTTAGCGATCAAGAGAATCCGTTGGACTTTGAAACAAGGACCACGAACTCTGCTGGGGAGCTAAGATTGTCTTCGGGATCTTTAATTATAGGCGCAGTAAAATCAAGACAGGAGATAGTTATCTTTACCGATACGTCTGTCTACAGTATGCAGTTTATAGGACCGCCGTTTACTTTTGGTCTTAACTTAATAAACGAATCAACAGGACTGATAGGTCCGAAAGCAGCTGTGACTGGACCTAACGGTGTGTATTACATGAGTTACGATGCTTTCTATTTATACAATGGTAGTGTTCAACAGTTACCGTGCAGCGTGAGAAACTATGTGTTTAGCGATATAAACCAAGGACAAGCATACAAAATAAACGCGTTCACTAACAATAAACACTCTGAAGTGGGTTGGTTCTATCCGTCGGCTAGTTCTAGTGAAGTCGACAGATACGTTATCTACAACTATCTAGAAAAAGTTTGGTACTACGGTCAACTGTCCAGAACTGCTTGGCTAGACTCGAACATAGAAAGTTATCCGCAAGCTGTCTCTGGAGGATACTTATACGAACAAGAAAAAGGTTTTGATAACGACGGCTCTGAGATGACGGGTGTGTTTATAGAGTCTTCTGATTTTGATTTAGGCGATGGCGACAGCTTTGCCTTCTTACGTAGACTAATACCCGATGTAAAATTTTTAGACGACGATGCTAGCTCTAACGTAAACATAGTTACTAAAACAAGAAACTTTCCCGGTGATTCACTGACCACGGACAATACCGCAACGGTTACTCCGTCAACGCAGCAAGAACACATGCGAGCAAGAGGCAGACAAGCTGCCGTGCGTATAGCATCTAATGACGGCGATAGCGGTAACGTAGGAGTAGGCTGGCGTTTGGGTGCATTGCGATACGACATACGACCTGACGGCAAAAAGTAATGGCCAAGCTCTTACCAACCAGACTACCGGTTGCAACCACAGAGATAAGCGTAGATTTATACAATCGTCTGATAAGAATACTAGAGATTAACTTAGGCGAGTTTGATCCAAGCAACACCGATCAGTTTACGACAACAGAAAGAAACAACGCTATTTTTAATCCCGGAAGTATTATATGGAACACTACGGTAAACTCTTTACAGGTTTGGACAGGATTTGGCTGGTACAATATAGATGCAGCGCCAGAAGAAGAACAAGGCTTGAAAGGAACTGCATCAGTTGGTACAGTTTTTGTACAGACTAAAAAAGGTTCGCAGGTATATTTATAAAATGGCAATTACAAGAGCACAGTTAGCTAAAACGACAAAAAGACGCCACCACAAAGGGTGTGGTAAGGTTATGAAAGGTCGTAGGAAGAAGACTATTTATGCCTAGAAAAAAGGCAAAGATGCCTGCTAGAAACAAGAAAAACTTCCGTCCTACGAAGTCAGGAGCAGGTATGACGAAGGCTGGCGTCAAAGCCTACCGTAAATTAAATCCCGGAAGTAAATTAAAAACAGCTGTAACAGGTAAAGTAAAGAAAGGCAGCAAAGCAGCAAAAAGACGTAAATCATATTGTGCTAGATCCGCTGGACAAATGAAGAAGTTTCCCAAAGCAGCAAAGAATCCAAATTCAAGATTAAGACAAGCTAGACGAAGGTGGAGGTGCTAGATGATAAATAGAAGAGTAGGTAACGTAGGCAGAAAGAAAGTTGGTATGAAAAAGGACATGTCTTCAGCCGTTTTAAGATTAAAGAAAGGCGGTAAGGTTAAAAAGAAAAAATCTAAAAAGAAAAGTGGGTCTACGCCAACTAATCCTACTTTATACGCTAGAGTAAAAGCAGAAGCGAAAAGAAAGTTTGACGTATACCCTAGTGCCTACGCAAATGCTTGGTTGGTTAGAACATATAAAAAACGTGGTGGCGGATACAGATAATGGCCACTGGTTTAAAGAAATGGTTCCAAGAAGACTGGGTCGACATTGGAAGAAAGAACAAGAAAGGTGGCTTTGCCAAATGTGGGCGTAAGAAAGCGTCTACCAAAAGAAAGGGCTACCCGAAATGTGTGCCGCGTTCGAAAGCTATGTCTATGACAAAAGGAGAACGGGCAAGCGCCGTAAGGCGTAAACGAGCGAAAGCTCAAGGGGTTGGTGGTAAACCAACAAACGTTAAAACTTTTACAAAAAAGAAAAAAAGGAGATAGTTATGCCGGGAATGGGAATGAAAAAAGCTAAAGGCTACAGAAAAGGCGGAAAAGTTAAAAAGCCTATGAAGAAAACTAAGTACGCTAAAAAAGGCGGAAAGAAAGGCGGAAAGAAAAGAAGATAACGAGTGGCACATCTGATTAGTAATATCCCACACTTTCCGTGTTGGGTAAGAAAAGAGTTTACCGCTAATCATTTAAAATACCACGGCGAGTACCTACACGCCTTGGCTATAGCGGTGAACACAATTCCAGATAGGTCGTTAAGTTTTCAAGTAGTCTTTACAGGGTTTGAAGAAGATGACCCTGATAAAAACGTACACGGTGGTGCCATGTGGGCACGTATGCCGATACAAGCGCTGATAGCAGATATACCCGTAGACGAGTGGCCAGAACCTATGGAAGATCATTTAGCACAACCATGGGACTGCGAGTCTAGAGATCATTCTATTGTTACCATGGACAGAGTTAGCTCTAGTCCTTGGCAATGTAAGATCGATGGCGAGTTCTACACAGGTAAATATTTGTTTACCGTTGACTACACCAACAACGCGATAGCTGATTGCCCAGCGCAACACAAGCAATCGCATTTACTTTATATTACTGAAGACTGTAAATGGAAAGGCAACATGGTTGCTTTACCAAACAACAGAGTGCGAGCGACTAGCCCAGCACTTTGGGTTACAGGACAAGGGGCGCCGGACTTTGCTCCGTCGCAACATTTACATTCAGCTGAGGGGCACGAAAGTTATTTGGATCCGCTGATAACATTTAATAACTTATACGAAGAATGAGTAGAATATTGTTAGGAGTCGTAGGGGCATTGTTATTAGCTTTGTCTTTTTTATGGATACAAAATTCAAGACTATCTTCTCTTAACCAAGCTTTTGAGTTGAGGGACCAAGAACAAAAAGCTGCGATAGAATCTTTGCAAAACGATTTTAAGACACAGACCGAAGGGCTACTAGCCATACAGTCTCGTAATCAAGAAATAGAAGCAGAGATGTCTAGATACTTAGATATCTTCAAACGACACAATCTAAGTAAGCTAGCCGCAGCTAAACCCGGATTAATAGAAACGAGAGTAAATAATGGCACAAAAGAAGTATTTGAAAGCATTGAACAAGACAGTCGCAATATCGATAGTCTTGATGATGGTTTACAGTTGCGGGCTAATCCCTAAACAAGTCGACGTCATATCTAAGCCTATTGAAAGGCAGATAGCACAGCCTATCTTGCCTAGAGAGCTAGATTTAAAAAACCCTTACTGGTACGTCGTATCGAAAAAGAACGTAGATACGTTTTTGGAAAGAGTAGAAAAAGAAGAAGGCAGATTAGTTTTTGTAGCTATGTCAGTGCCTGACTACGAACTTATGGCGTATAACATGCAAGAACTTAAACGTTACATTAACGAACTCAAAGAGGTAGTTGTGTACTATAGAATGGTAACAACAGAGGAGGCAAAATGAAGATATCGCAAGAAGGTATAGACTTGATAAAACACTTTGAGGGATGCGAGCTAGAAAGTTATTTATGCTCTGCTGGCGTACTAACAATAGGTTACGGCACAACTAAAAATGTAGTTGAAGGCATGAAGATAACGCAAAACCAAGCAGAAGAACTGTTAGCCAAGGACCTAGAAGAGTTTGAAGAATACGTCGAAGATCTTATTGACGTACCGTTAGAACAAAACCAATTTGATGCTCTCGTAGCATGGACCTATAACCTAGGACCAACGAACTTAAAAGCTTCTACGTTAAGAAAAGTCTTAAACAAAGGCGCGTACGACGATGTAGCAGAGCAGATAAAACGATGGAACAAGGCCAACGGCAAAGTTTTAAAAGGTTTAGTGCGCAGAAGAAACGCTGAAGCAGAACTTTTTAACGGTAACGACTGGCACGTTTATACATAAAAATAGTGGCAGTAGAATAAATTTGCACATACAATAGAGAAAACTTAAACGAGAGACTATGCAGTTACAAGAGTCACTAAACATAGCAAAAGGTTTAGGTCGTTTTGAAGACGACCATATAGCTCACGTGGCAACGGGAGAAACCGTCGTGCCTAAAGGCATATTAGATGCTAACCCAGAGCTACGCAAAATGCTTTACGATCAGTTTAAGGAACTCCAAGTCAACCCAGAAGAATTTGTAGTCGGTTCACCGGCTATGAAAATAAACCCTATAACAGGGCAACCAGAGTTCTTTTTGAAAAGTTTAACAAAAGGACTAGAAAAGATAGCTGAGAAAACAGGACTTAAAAAGCTAGGTAAGAAACTAGCTCCGATAGCTCCTATAGCTGCGATGTTTATACCCGGCGGAGCAGCGATATCCGGTTTGGCTGGAGCTGGTTTAAAAGGATTGTTAGAAGGTAAAAAACCAAAAGAGTATTTAGCTGATGCAGCTAAAGGCGGGGCGATCGGTGCGTTGGCTCAAGGTGTAACAAAAGGTTTTACAAAAGAGGGTATGTTTACTCCAGATACTTCTGTTGGTATGGATATTGTAGAAGGCATAAAATCAGGAGGCATAAAAGGATTAAAAGATAAACTGATAGACGAAGACAGTCCCCTTGGAAAATTTTTACAAACAGAGGCTGGGCAAGAATTAGCTGGTAGATTAAAACTACAAGGACTAGGCGACACATTAGAAGACGCAAGCAAAGGTATCATTGGGTCAAACACAGCAGCTGCATTATTCGGCGGTGACACAGGCGGAGGAATCATGGGCGGTGGCACAGGCGGAGGTCTTGGCGGTTTAGGAGGGCTAGCAAACTTAGCTATATTAAAAAATATATTAGATCGACCAAGTAAAAGCCCAGAAGACGTAGTGCCCATAGGCGCGTCTGCTTTTGGTTATACACCAGAGCAAATGCAAAACATACCAAGTTATAGAATAGCTAACTTACAGCCTGCTTTAGTAGAAGGCGCACAATACGCAAACGTAAGTCCTGTTACAGCAGAAGAAGGCGGATTATTAAAAGGCATCGCTAGCATTAAACAAAACGGCAACATAAAAGGCTACGAAAAAGGCGGCATGGACGATGACGGTCCCGGAGACATAACACCAGCATTTTTAGAACCCGGTGAGTTTGTTATGACTAGACCAGCTACTAGGGCACTAGGCGCAGAGAATTTATATAGATTAATGAAAATGGCGGAGAGTGTAGCGTAATGGCTAGTTATCTTGATCCAGTAACCACCTTATCAGGAGTAGAAGATCCGTTTGCCGCTAGGATGCGGAAGGACTTTTTAGAGTCTGCGTTTGATTTAGCTGCTACACCGACACCTATAGCTCAACAACAAATAGCTGGGTTTGATCCGTTAGAACAACAAGCTAGACAATTAGCCGGCGGACTAGGTCAGTTTCAACCGTTTATACAACAAGCAGCAGGATTTTACGGTCCACAAGGGGCAAGAGACTTTTACAACCCGTACGAAGATGCAGTCGTACAACAAACAATAAGCGACTTATCAGAAAGATCGGGCATACAAGGTATAGCTGATAGAGCTTCAGCTGTGCAAGCAGGCGCTTTTGGTGGTTCGCGCGGCAGACTCATGGAATCAGAAAGACAAAGAGCTTTGGGCAGAGGATTAGCAGAAGCTATAGGCGGCATAAGACAAAGAGGGTTTGAAGGAGCAAGAGCCTCAGCGCAAGGAGCAGCTTCCGGTTTAGCTGGGCTAGCACAAACAGGACAAGCAGGATTAATAAATCAAATAGGAACATTAGGACAATTAGGCGGTTTAGGCAGAGGATTACAACAAGCAGGGTTTGATGCCACGTTTGATGCTGCACAAAGAGCTGCACTAGAACCAAGACAAAGACTACAAACATTACAAGGCATGTTAAGTTTATTGCCTAGAACAAGGGCTTCTACAGTATTTAGAGCAGCAGCTGGGACAGATCCAACAGCACAGGCATTAGGCTTCTTACGAGGCGGCGGTCTACAAGGACTACTAGGAATGGAAAAAGGTGGTTTTGTTGGAGCGGGCGGAAAAGAATATCCAAACAAAGGTTTAGCTGCTTTATCTAAATCTGCTCCAGAAGTAGTAGAGAGAATGGGCTATGAGCGAGGCGGCGAGGTTTTTCCAGCTGAAGAAGCCTTAAATTTTATTGAAGGCACAGGCCCTATGGGCGTGCCTTATCCTAGCGGTATGCCTGCACAAGTCTTTGAAGAAGGCGATTCAGAAATAAATGAAGCTTTGAATAGGATGGCGGCGGCAGTTAAACCAACTGGCGAAGCTCCTAAAGTTGAGGTCGAAGAAGCACCTAAAGTTATCGCTACAGAATTAGCTGAAGTAGAAGAAAAAATAAAAGAGCCGAGAGGCAAAGAAGGTATCTTTCTTAAAGACGTAGAAGAACAAAGAGAGTCTTTAGAAGAAGCAATTATGACGTTTGTTGAACAAACAAACGTAGAAGCAAAAGAGCCCGCAAACGTAAAAAAAGAAATAGAGTCTTTTATAAATAAAGCAGATGACTTTTTTAAGAAAAATGTGCAGAACTCTGCTGATAAATTAGACTTAGATATTAATATCGATCAAGTCACTTTGTTAACGGATAAGTTTGATAGAAAACTAGAAGCGGCTTTCCCTGCAATATCTGACATAATGGAGTCCGATAGTTCAGGAACCACGGACCAAGAACCTTTAATGATGCAAGAAGGAGGAGAAGTAGCTCCTACGTATTCTTTGTTAAAGAACCTAAGTTCAGGAGAACTAGAGTATCTAAATTCTTTATCTGAAAAAGAATTAAAGAGCACTTTAAATTTACCTGATTACGTTAATTTAGGAAATATTAAAAATATTATAAATGACGTTAGGCAGGAAAAAGCAGCAGATAATCCTGATTATAGAGAAGTTGGACTAACTATTTTTAGTGGTCAGGACAAGTACAAACCCAAAGAAAGTTTAACTGTTGTTGAACCAAGCGCAGAATTTTTAACTGAGTTTGGTAAAACCATAGCTAGCTCTACCTCTCCGTACGAGCAAACTTTTAAATATTTGTCGGATGAACAAATTAAAAATATTAAAGGAGGGGGAGAAAACGCTTATAACGCAGCGAAAGCCGATCACCAAGGATTAATTAAACAGTTTGGAACTAATCCAAATAATTGGCCAGAACAAGTAAAAAATAAAATAGAGGCTCTTGAAAAAGATATGACAGCACTTGCTGGTATACCAGAGGGGAGAGAGGAACAAAGAATAACCGGTATTGACAAAAGTATAGAAGAATTAATTGCTGAGCAAAACAATCCTTACACTTCTGATGAAAGAAAAGCGGAAATACAAAAACAAATTGCGGAGCTAGAAAAAAGCAAAGTTAAGACAGAAAAAGATGTAATCGACCCTCCTGCACCTCCTTTCCTCCCTTCTGAATCAGGCAAGCTTACCCTTGAAGAACAGCTGATGCCTTATTATGAAAGACTAAAAGAATACGAAGATAAAATGATAAACGCTGGGCTAATGAGCGGTAAGTCAAAAGAGGGAGGCTTTGCAGGGGCTTTTGATGTTATTGGTCAAGCTAGAGCTAAGGCTGTTCCTGTAGGAATGTCTCCTGATGCTGCTTTAATACAGGCTTTGTCTAGAGGAACAGGGTCTTCGAGTTCTGATTTAAGAACAAGTTTAAGTATTCAAAACATGGCCGCGCAAAGATTAGAAGAACAAGGACTAACTCCGGGAACTCCGGGATACTATGAGTTGTTACAAATGGAAATGCAACGAATACTGGAGTTATCTAAAGGAGCAACTCCTGTTACAACTACAACCACTACCACTACCGCGGATGCTTCTACAACAGAGGGAAAAGATATTAAAAGTTTAGTTACGGATGCTGGACAAAAGTTTTTAGACGACGCTAAAAAGAAACTTAAAGATAAAGCACTAGAATCTATAGGTCTTTCATAAAGGGTAGTAAAGTGTCCCTTGAAGAAGCCAGACAAAAATACTACACCGGTCAGATAACCGCAGCAGAATTTTCAGCTATTGTAGGCTCTCTGCAAGAAAACCCTCTACAAGAAACAGAAATAGAAGAAGACCCCGGTTTCTTTGACGTTCTTAATCAATCTTTTCAACAACTGCTCGCTACAGGCGGCGCAGGAATACGAGTGCTAGGAGAAACTTTTGGTAGTGAAAGTATTGCTAACTACGGGGATGAAGTAGTAAGAAACAGAGAAGCTCAAGCCGCAAAATACGGTAGACCTATGCAAATAGAAGATATCGAAGGTGTAGGAGATGCAGCTGATTGGTTGTTTACCAGCGCTATACCACAAGTTATTCCATCTATTTTAACAGCTTTGCCTCTAGCAATTACAGGGGCCGCAGTTGGAGCAGCGGCTATTCCCGTAGCTGTGGGAACAGCAGCGACTAGAGCTGCTATAGGTGGTGGAATAGGAGCTTTTTTACCTTCTTCTTTTTTAGGAGCAGGGGAAATAGACAGAGAAATGAAACGTCGAGCAGGAGACGGGTTTGAAGATCCTTTAGCTGCAATAGGTGGCGGAGCGATTATAGGTGCCCTAGACACTGCTGCTCTAGCCGTTGGTTTAAAAGGAGTTATACCTCAATTAATAAAGAAAACTCCTCTTGGCAAAGAATTATTAGATGATGCTGTAGCAGAATTAATTAATAAAGGTGTAGCTCCTAGCATAGCTAAACGAGCTTTTGCTCAAGGAGCGTTAGCATCTATAGCAGAAGGAACCACAGAGGCGTCACAAGAATTAATTAATGATTTAGTTAGCGAAGCTAGCACAGGCATATCTTCAGAAGAAGGCGAGCTTACTAGTAATTTAATAAACTCTTTTGCTCTTGGAGCAGTGGGAGGAGCTCCGATAGGTTTAGTGTCAGGAGCCGTTAGAGCTAGAACAGAAAAAGATAATTTCTTAATGAAACAAGAAATAGAAAAAACAGAAAAGGCGGCAGAAGAAGACGCAGAAAATTTTATTAAGGATCAACAACTAGACACTTTAAGTCTTTCAGAGTTGGTAGATTTTGGAAAGAAAAGATATGGTGAAGGAGTAATTAATTTTAATTTAAATAAAAATAAAATATTAGAAGATATAAAAGCTCAAGAAAAAATAGTAAATACTAATAAAAGAATTGAGGAAGAACAAAAATTATTTTTAATAGAAGGCACTGATTTAGCCGGGAAAGAAGAGCTAGAAATAAAAACTTTAGAGCAGAGAGTAAAAGACTTAGAAAGAACTCCTTTGCAGATACTTCAAGAAGCTAGAGAAATAAACCCTAATTTTAATGGGAGTTTTAGAGAAGCCGTAGAACTTGTAGCAAAAACAAACATTGAAAACGCTCATGTAAAACAGGGTAAAAGTAAAAAGTTTTTTAACGGTTTAGCATTAGAGAGATATAGAAAAATGCTAGAAACGGAAAACAAAGAAGAGTTGGCGGTAAAGGCAAGCAAACTATCTCCTCATTTATACAAGGACGTTGAAACAGCTGAAAAAGCTACTAGACAAGAATTAGCAAAAGAAATAGCTTTTGGAGAGCTAGCAGTAGAGCAAACTACAAAGGACTCTACTTATTCTGAAAGCCAAGAATTAGTAGAGGTGCCCGTAGAGCAAGACGAAACTCAATATCAAATAAAAGAAAATGTAATAAACATAAGAGACGCAAAGAGAGGAAAAGCATCAGAATTTGTTTTTTCAGAAGAGGTTACTGATTATAAAGGAGATACACACTACAGGGACACAACGTTTTACAGAGTGCCAGTAAAATCAGGCAAAGAAATTATTACGTATAAATACAACAGTAGTAAAGATGGAAGAGGAGCGGACTTTGTTGACACTGATAGAAAAGGATTCATTAAAAGTTACTCAATTACAAAAGGCAAACAGCCTAGATTTAAAGAAGGATTTTTTAACAAAGCGTTATCTGCGTTAAGTGGATTTTTTGCTCCCGGAGGATACGGTCCCTTTAAAGGTAACATAGGTCAAGCTGTCTTCATGGCAGATAGAAAAAGATTAAGTAGACGAAGAGCTATAGATAAGGCTGCTCAAATGTTGGGCTATGAATACGAAGAGGTAGCTAACTCAGTTGTTATAGATAAAAAAGTATCTTCTAGAGAAGAATTAGACGACTTAGTTTTTAATTATTTAACTAAAAAAATATCTATAACAAGATTACCGGAAGCTATTCGATCTACTGCTTTGGAGATGAGAAGTTTAATTGATAATTTAAGCACAAGGATTTTAAATGAAATACCCGATTCTGTTTTAGAACAAGAAAATCCCGGTCTTAAAAAAACTAAAAGAGAAATAATAGAATCTCAACTAGGTGCTTACTTAACAAGGTCTTATAAAATATTTGATCCTACTTTTGGTTGGAACCCGTCAAGTATATTTGCAACAAAAGAACAGAAAAAGGCTTTCAAAGAAGCTGAAAACTATGTTTTAAAAAATCTTCCCGAAATAAATTCAAGAGCAGAAGCTACAGCAAAGGTAAATCAAATAATAAAAACAGCTATAAAAGAAGATCGTCTGCCCACAGAATTGTTTTTACATTCTAGTTCTACACCGTTAAACAACGCAGATTTAAAACAATCCCCAGCAGCTAGGTTTGAAAAAGAAAGACAAAGAGTGCCTAAAGAATTGCGTCTTTTATTTGGAGAGTTTAAGAACCCCTCTGAAATTTTAGTTCAGACAGTAAATAAAATAAGTAGTTTTGTAGAGAACTATAAATTTTATGATCAGTTACTAGAGATAGATAATCTACCCGGAGAACGTTTATTTACAACTGCTCCAACAAAAGACTACGATACTTTAGTGCCTTTAAAAGACACTCCGTTAGATAATTTATATACAACTAGCGCCATAGCTGAGGCTTTAAAACTTTCACAGGAAGACAAAAGCACCTTTTATAAAATTTATGAGCAGTTCGTTTTAATACCAAAAGGAGTTTTTCAATCTTTTAAAACTGTTTTTAGTCCCATGGCTCAAATGAGAAACTACATGACAGCTAGTATGTTCTATGTTGCTAACGGACATTTAAATCCAAAAGACTTTCCTGACACTATGAGAGCGATTGGTTCAGAATTATCTGGATCAGGGAGAGATACTCAAGGAAGAAAAGTAGGAAGAGTTAGACAGGCAGAACAACTTTATCAACAAATGTTAGATCTAGGAGTGGTCAATTCAAACGTGAGTTTAGGAGAGATATTAGCAACATTTGATGAAGCAGCATCAGGAGGGTATCGAGACTTAAATGAATTTTTAGCTTTTCTTGGTGCTCAAGGTGGAGGTAAAGTAGGTAAGTTCTTCTCCTTTACTAAAAAAATTGGCAGGCAGCCAGCAAAACTTTACACAGCAGCGGATGATTTTTGGAAAATAGCCTCTTTCATTTCAGAAAAAAGATCTTTAACAAAAGCTTTTGATAGCTCTAAATCAGGAACAGAAAGTTTAAATGCTTTCGCAGAATCATTAGACATAAAGACCGGATTTTTAGATTATGAAAAAACAATAAATGAAGTTGCTGCGTACAAGGTAAGAAACACCATACCAAATTATGACTACGTTGGATTCTTTGTTCGTCTTCTAAGACGAACTCCTTTTGCTCCTTTTGTAGCCTTTCCAACTGAAATACTTAGGACTGGATACAATATGTATTGGCTAGCAGGAAAAGAAATTACTTCTGGTAATTATGAGATGCAGGTTAAGGGGTACCGTAGATTATTTGGAGCAGGAACCATGATGGCAGGACTGCCTACAATCGCTGTAGTAGCGGGCAAAGCTTTAAGTGAAGTAGATGATGAAGAGATAGATGCAATAAGAAGACTAGGACCAGAGTGGTTAAAAAATAGCGCCATCATACCTTTAGGTAAAAAATAAACGCCTAAAGGAACAGAATATCAATACATGGATGGAAGTCACATGTTTGTTTACGACACTATCTCTTCTTCTGCTTTTGCAGTGTTTCGATCTATAAAAGAAGGACAGGACATAGGACAAGGGACACCTGAAGCTGTAGCTAATGGAATAGCTTCGGGGGTGTATAACATAGTTAAACCATATACTTCTTTGTCGATTGCTCCCGGACTACAGTTTGAACTTTTAACAGGAAGAAGAATAGACGGTGGAAGACCTATAACCAACCCAGAAAAACCTTGGGGAGAACAAGCTAAAGATTTATTCAATTACGCTTTTGAAAAAGGACAACCGGGCCTTGTTCAACAGATAGGTAATTTGATAAACTCTGGCACTTTTGATGAATATTCTTTTAGTAGATATGGATCTAAAAAAGATTTTGATGATGCTATGTTAAGTTTAGTTGGAGTAAAAATTAATAGCACTAATCCAGCCGACTCTATTCCTTTTAAAATTAGTGAGGCTCAAAGAAGGTTCTCTGATGCAAATAGAATTTTTACTAGTTTAAGTTATCGTTCCGGAGCTGTATCAGCAAACGATTTATTAAACGCTTACAAAAATGCTCAAGAAGCTTATTTTGACATACAACGAGAAGGGTATTTAGATATGCAAGCAGCTAAAAAATTAGGAGTAAGCCCCTCTGTCATTAATAAACAACTGAACGACAGGATTAATCCAAAAGATTTAAGAAGAGCTTTTAGAACTGGAATATTTGTGCCTTACAAACCTCCTAAAAGTTCTAGAGTCATCTTCAACAGAAACACAAGAAAAATGGAACAACAAGGAGCTTCTATATCTCCTGATAGATATTACCCTTCATTAGAAATAAATGATTTAAGAAACTTTTATTTAAGAAATAGATTGAATTTATTATTAGATTTTTATCTGCCAAAAGATGAGGACTAAGCCAACATCTGCATGATGTCTCTGGTGTAATACTCACTAACTTTTTCTAACCAACGCTCACCGTACTCTCTAAACTCATCGCCAGACAAAGTAAACTCTTGATAGTTTAAATCCACTGAAGACATCAACACCACGCCTTTCTGTATGTTCGTACCGTACATTTCATTGTGCGCTAGAGCATAAGCAGCAAGCTGATGAAAGTAATCGCCAACCCACTCACGACGTTTTGGTTTGTTGGTTTGTTTAAAATCCATGATAGCTAAATCATCCTCAAAGACGCCGATAACATCCGCCTTGCCTGCATACTTGTTGGGATAGTACACAGATACTTCACAACCATACACTTGTGATATCTTAGGAAAGCCATTGTCCATAATGTTACAAGCCATTTTATACGCGCGCTTCTCTTCCCCAGTGGTCGGACGATAGTCCCAAAGATCCCCGTGCATAATTTGTTTTTCTAATATGTGGTGCATGTGCGTACCACGCGTAGAAGCTTCGATACGAATACGTTCTGCCTCTTCCTCACCCACTTTTTCCCGCCATCTTTGCAGTCCTTCCTGAGCGTCTTTTGATTTTGTTGCAGACAATACAGTAGTTACAGAAGGCAGCTTCTGGCCGTTACAATCGTAAAACCTGCCGCCTTTACCGTCCTCGCTAGAAAAGTTATCGTAATCGTACGGAGACTCGTACAGTATTTTGTGCTTCATTCTATAACTGCTTCTGCTTCCGCTATACGTCCGTTTTCTAAATCGTCTTTCAAACGTTTTATCGCAAAAGCAAACACGTTACTTGTTGGTCTTTCAGTCTTACTGCCTATTTCTGCGGCTATATCAACTATTTCTCTACGTATTGCTACGCTACGCCATTTTTCTGTATCCATGATACCTCTTATTATATACTATTATTTATGGGATGACTCCATAGAATCGCCCCAGTTTACACCGATTTCCGCATCTACCTTGTTAGGGATAGACAACGGGACAGCTCCTTCCATAGTTTCTACTATACCTGCTATGTCCTCTTTTGACCCAACAGAGAACACGAGTTCGTCGTGCACCTGTAGCAAAGGCATATAACCCGCTTTGTAGCAATCAACCATGGCTTTCTTTGTCATATCGGCAGCCGAGCCCTGAATTAATTTATTCAAAGCTTTATACACAAACGCTCTTTTTATTTCGCCGTTGTATTCGTGTACCGCCTCGTTATACTTCATCGGTCTACCCGTGCCGTATCTTAGAGGCTCCCACATATCGAAGTGACAACGTCTACCTAAAAGAGTTTTTATGTATCCTTTTTGAGTAGCACTACGCATGACAGAGTCTGCTAACTCTCTTACAAACGGTGCGTACGTATTAAACTTACTCAATATCTCTGCGGCTTCGTCTGTGTTTACACCCAGCTCGTCCGCTAATTTACCTTTACCCATGCCGTACATGATGCCTAGCCCTATTGTTTTGGCTGTGCTTCTATCAATATCCACCATGTTAGCGACCTCCTGATGGAAATCAGCATCGCTTTCTCTGTAAGCATCGGCAATCATATCTGCCCCTTGATACTTAGATAGATCTGCGTAGTGGGTAAGTATTCTTGGCTCCTGTTGACTAAAATCTGCTGAACACCAGAGCTCGCCTTCTTCTGGTAAGAACAAAGAACGAATCAACGTGCCTATCTTTTTGTTTCGTGCCGGGACCTGTTGCAAGTTTGGATTGCTCATGGACAACCGACCAGTGACTGTGCCGCCGCTCTCGCCTTTTAGCTGTCTTATCTCTGCGTGTATCCTGCCGTTGTGCTCATGCTTCAAGATAGAGTCAATAAACGTGCTGTGCGATTTGTTTATCTCTCTGGCTTCTTTAATCATCTTAGCTACAGGATGTGTGTGATTGTTTAGAAAAGCTTTGGTAAAGCTAGGCTGACCTGTTGGAGTACGCGTATACGTTAGCTTCAGGGCGTCAAAAACGGTCGCTAAGGAGTTTGCTGCCCAAAGTTGTATATCTTTGACTCCTGACTGCTTTTGTATCTCTCTGAGCAGGTTTTTCTCCTGTTTGATCAAATCCTTTTTAATCCTGTCTGCGCCTTCTAAATCTACACGTATGCCCCTTTCTTTCATGGCCATGACTACAGGCAAGACTTCCATCTCCAAATCAAAGATGTTCCACAGGTTTTGCTCCTCTAGTTTTACTTTGAAGTGCTCCCATAGCTTCAGAGTTAGGGCAGCATCTTGTGTAGCATACGTGCCTACGTATGCCGAAGGCAGACGCCACATCTCTGCTTTCGGGTCTAAGCCCCACTCCTCAGCAGCGGCGTTTAGTTCTGCCTCCGTTTTACCTTCGTTTAGATATTCTCTACCCAACGCGTTCAATGAATAAAAGTATTGGTTCTCGTTTATCAACGGCGCTGCTATCAACGTATCGATAATCCTGCCGTTTATTGTGACGCCAGAGCTGCGCAACCACCCGACATCGTACGGAGCATTGTGAAAAATTTTATGGTTAGTTGCAGCGCAGACTTTCTTTGTAAACTCCATAACTTTGCTTTTTGGAAAGTTAAATCCTGTCTCGTGTGCAAATGGGAAATAGCCTTCAAAGCCTTCGCAAGCGAAAGATATGCCGACTATTTCACCATCGCCCCTCGTGAACCCCGGACCTTTTTCTTTTAGGTTCGGGTCTCTCGTTTCAATATCGATAGCTACTTGTGTAGCGTTTGTTAATAGTTCTGTTGGAAACACATCGGGGGGAGTCCATTCCGAAGGTGGTTTAAATGTTGTCATATTATGTACCTGTAGTAATCGTTTCTTGCTTTCACTAGATATAAACGCTCTAGTGCCCTAGTTACCGCAACGTAAAACTGTCTGTGCAAACCGTCTGGTTTGAGCATAGAGTATTTCTTTTGCGACGGAGACAGGTCCAACAAAACCGCGACGTTGTCCGCTTCTCCTCCTTTTGCCTGATGTATAGTAGATATAGCTATTCTCGGCTCACCGTGTAAATCTTCTTTATTCGTTATTGCTTTTTCTATAAACGCTCTTCTCTCTACGTCAATGCTTCTGTTAAATACTTCCTGCCACTCCTTGTTTAAACAGTCTGGTATCAAACCGTAATTATCTATCATGCCCTGCTTATCTACCTTTTGTGCT